TCATCGTCATAGAACACGGTATAGCCGTTGGACACCTGCGCACGGCCTGCCAGATCCTGACGTCGGCTCATGTCCCCGCCTACCTGATAGGTCACGCCGCCCTGCTTGTAGTTCTTCACCTCGGAATTGCTGGTGGGCATCCCATAGATGCCGCCGCTGTCCGTCCGGGTGTAGGTGATCCCGCCGAAGGTCCCCTGAGAACTGCCGCCGGAGGAACTGCTGGAAGAGCTGGTGTCCCACCGGTTGCCGCCCTTGTCATAGGTCTGGCTGTACGTCTTGTCGGAGCCAATCATGTTGGGCTCCCTGCCGCCGTACTTGTCAGCGATTTTATTCTCTCGCTCCTTGGTCAGCCGGTCCCGTTCGGAAGAGGACAGATCCGTTCTCTGAAGCTCCTTGGAGTAGTCTTTGTTTTTATCGTAGTACCCTGCCATGTTTCCGCCTCCTTATCCCTTCCAGTCCGCTTTGGCTTCCCGGACGTCGATATGGCAAAAGCTGTCATAGACCCCCACGCCGCCCCAGTCGGGCATGAGTTCTCTTGCATAGGCCGCCACCGCTGCCGGGGTCTTGCCCCGTACCACAATGTCAGCCGCCGTTCCGTAGCAGTGCTGGCTGTGGGCCACGCCGCCCACTTTGGCGTTGTATTGCGGCGTCCGATACCCACTGTTGATGGTCACAGCCGCGCCGAATCGACTGCGGATGCTTTGCAGCACCATCACCAGCCGGGGGGCTACCAGCACGGCGTCAGAGCCGTCGTGGCAGGCAAATTCTTTCACCTTAAAGTTTTTAGACAGCTTCTTGTTGCCGTCCTTCGCCTTGGAATAGGCGTTGATCTCTACCATGGGTTTCTCTCCTTCCGGTTCAAATGCGTCCCCGCTTTTAAGTCCCCAGACGAGGAAGAACGGGATTACCCGCCCGTCTCCGGTAAAGCCATTGCCTGTCGAATCCATGAAGCAGGTAGACCCGCCGCCGTCCATCATAATGGCGTTGTCCCAGCCGGACGCAGCCAGCAGGTTACGGAGCTGTTCCGGCGACCGCCTGGCTTTGCTCACATAGTAGGCGAACCGCCCGTTTTTTGTGCCGATGGCCGTTCGTGGCGCACGGTAGCGCATATCCGCTCCGCAGTGGACGGGGTTGATCTTCTTCCCGCCGATGATGAGGTGAACGCACTCCATGTAATTCCGGTCTCCATTGGGCACGGTTTTCACGCCGAAGTCTGCCGGGGTGTCCCAGCTGATGGCCCACGCCCGGTAATTGGGGGCCTTGTAGACTGTGCCGTCTGCTTTCAGGTGGCAGGCGGGCTGCTGGTTCCGCAGAAAAATGGAGCCATTGCAGATAGCGTCCCCGCCCGCCTCCGCCAGCATCTTCTTCAGGTTGGCCGTGGTGGAACGGAAACGCCGCTTATTGAAATAGATCTTCAAAAATTGGAGATCGGAGAGCGGGACAGTGCCCGCTCTCGTGCTCATGTGTGAGCCTCCGTACTCTGTTTTCCCTGATCGCTGGCCTGCCGGATGGCGTCCAGCATATTCTTCACAAAGGCCGGGTAGGGAACGCCCATAATGGCCGTGTTCTCTAAAATACTCAATCCCTCATTGGCGATGAAGAACATACACACTGCGTCCCGCACAAAATCACTGGATGTGGCCTGATCCAATAATGCCCCCATCCATACCAGCGCCAGCATGACACACTTCTTAGCCAGCCCCTTGAAGCCTGCATCGGAACTCAGCGCCCCGGTGCTGCTCTTCCCGGACTTGTGCCAGATCGCTGCCACCAGCCAGCCCGTGGCGTAGTCCAGCACCATAAAGCAGATCAGCACTTTCAGCGCCATGTCCCATCCCCCCAGTGCCTGTGCAATCACGGAGCCGGTGGTTGCCAGCGCCGCCAGAATCAGATTTTTAATATGTACTGCGTTCATAGTGTCCCTCCTTTCGGTGGTCACACCCGCACGGCCTTCTCAGGATGACCGCCCTCGTCCCACGTAATATCGTAGGTGCCCTCCGGGGTCTCCACCCGCACGGTCTGATTGGCCTTCGTGACATCGTACCGCATATAATCATGCAGGTGCTTCACGTCGGCGGGTTCGGTCTCGGCGGGGATGAAGCCCTCGGCCATCTCAGCCTCGGTCCAGTTGGCCACGCCGCCGTCGGAATTCAGGTGGAAATTGGCCCCCGCCGCTTTCAACTCGGCATTGATAGCCTCGATGGTCTTGCCGTTCTTCTTGCCCTCGTTGATGATCTCAGCAAACTTCTTTTCCATAATGTATACCCCTTTCATTTTTTCGGTTGAATCTTCAACCGGGTTTAATTTGTTGTTGCGCCGCATCGGAAGCCCTGTGGGACCTGCCGGAGAATTGACCTCCGGCTTTCCCCGTTACTTTACGCCCTTTAAGAGCATGGTGGTTTCGTCAAATAGTGCATTGCTGGGAAGAACCAAAGCGGGGCGGATGCCGTACGAGTTGGATGCTAAGTTGCCGCTGTATTTGTAGCCGGCGGAGCTGACGCCCCACACGTCGTAGGTGTAGCGGGTGTACTGGGAGCGGAGCCACCAGTTGGCGGTCGAGCCGTTCAGTTTCGCAATGCGCTTGTTGGTGGCGGACGTGCCGTCCCCAGACTCAAAGTAGGACAGCTTCGCACCGTCCTTCGGGAAATACTGTACGTCAAACGCCGTCCAGCCCAGTTCATAGCCACCCAACAGAAACACCTTACATAACAAACCATCCGCACCGCTTTGGTCAGTTCCCCCTTCACCACCGTCCTTACGATATGGAATCTTCACCTGCTTGATAGAGGCTTGTTCAATCGTCCCCAAGCTGCTGAAATACTCCCCATTCAGCCACGTGTTGATCGCGCTGCTTTCATACTTGTTTACGTTGCTGGTGGCCCACTGCCGGTTGCTGTGAATATCCTTCCTCAGCAGCCACGTCCCATTACAGCTTGCATCATACAGGTCGGAATTACTGGGAATACCCTGATTCACCACCAGATACTCCACCGCCGTGCCGCCCTCCATCAGCTTCACGGTGGAACCAACTGCCAGCGTCCCGGCCTTTACTCCCGTCTTTTTCATCTGCCAAGGCGGAATGTAAATCATGTCAATACCCCCTGCATCAATACCGTCACGGAAATGTCCGCCGTGGGAACCTTATCTGCCCGGAATGTTACGGTGTTTGCCCCCTGCGTCACCGGGACGATGCCTGCGTCCATGTACGCATCCAGCGCTGTTTCCGATGCAAACGCCACCCAGATTACCTGCTTGCTCGTATCTGCCAGCACCCCGGAAACCGTTACTGTCTGCTTCTTGGTGCTTGCGTTCCATCCTGCCGCCGTCAGTGTCACTTGGGCGGCCTTTGGACGTTCGCTTGGGTGAACATGGTCTGCTCTGGCTGCATTGTAGGATGTCCCTGCGCTGGCCGTGCCGGGGGCAGATGGTGCGTCGTCGGAGAGAGCCGGAATATTCTTTACACTGAAAACTGTTTGATATTGAGTGCCGATATAAGCAATTGCAGCAGATATAGCGCTGGTAAAAAATATTGCGCCGAAATAATAACGATCAGTATCCTCATCATCCACGGATTCAACGCTGGTTAAAGCCAGATCGAGAGGGGGGCCATCCCTACTAAGACGGAGCGTTACTGATTCGCCGGTTTGTACAGCAGCTTTTACTTCCGCTCTGGACTTACTAACATCCGTAATCTGGTAGGAAGTGTCAGAACCCGTATTAACCATCGTTCCTTCAATGATAAAAGGCTTTCCCGCCTTGCTGACTGCCTCCCGGATGTCCGCATGGGCAGCACTGTCCTTGTTGTGGGCAGTCACCTCTGCTGCTGCGGTCCCGGATGCCTCTTTCCCGTTCAAAGCGTTGCGGATATCGCTATGGGCATCAGCACTCTGATTATGTGCCGTTACATAGCCCTGTGCCTCCACCTTGGTGGCAAAGTCACCGCCGGCAACTGCCTGTGCCTGCTCTGCCCAATACTTGGCGTTGTCTGTGTCCTCGCCGGGGCGGGTGTTGGTTCCGCCTACTGCCCAGCTTTGGGCGGTTTTGCTGGCAGTCTCCGCGCCTGCGGCGCTTCCTTCCGCTGCCGTTGCTGCCGCGCTGGCTTGAGACGCGGAGCCGGAGGCTGCTTCCGCTGCCGTGCTGGCCGTGCTTGCCGCGCTACTGGCGGTGCTTGCGGCTGTCCCTGCGCTGCTGGCAGCGCTCTGAGCCGTCTGGGCGCTGGCAGATGCAATCCCCGCACTCTGCGCCGCTGCATTGGCCTGCGCGGTTGCTTGGGAAACGATGCCGGTGTTCTCGTCGGCTCGTGCCTGCTCCGCCGCCGCTCTCTGTGCTTCCGCTTCCACACGGCTGTTCTCCGCCGATACCCGCTTCTGTTCGTTCTGAACCCGGATACTCTCCGCAGATGTCCGCCCCTGCTCAGCGGTGACACGGCTTGCCTCAGCGGATGCTCTACCGCCCTCGGCAGTGACGCGGCTGCTTTCGGCGTTCCTGCGCTCCGATTCTGCGGAAGCACGGGATGTTTCCGCATCCCCGCGTCTCGTTTCCGCCGCCTGCCGGTCTTTTTCGGCATTGGCTCTGGCTGTCTCCGCTGCCTGTCGGGCGTTTTCCTTGCTCTGGCGGGTACTCTCCGCGCCGGAGCGTGCCGTCTCCGCGGACTGCCGGGCAGTTTCGGCGGAATCCCGGGATGTCTCTGCTGCCTTACGGCCTTCCTCGGCGGTCACGCGCCTCTGCTCTGCCGCGACACGCGCCGCCTCCGCCTGCTTGCGGCTCTCCTCTGTGGCGTCATCCGTCAGAACCGCCGGGATCAGGGTCTCGTTGATGTATTTCTTGATGATGTTGCCGGATTCGTCAAACTTGGCTTTCAGCTCCGCACTGGTCAGACCGCCCACGTCGTTCGGCTCATCATCCAATTTCTGAATGATGTTCAGGTCGCCGTCCAGCAGTTGGATTTCCAGATTGGAGTTGGCTACCACGTTCAGATCCGCTGTCAATCGCTTCTCCATTTAAGCACCTACCTCCGTTTTCGGCACTTCGCCGGTCTCGTTGATCTTCCGCTGCAACTGGCCGTATCCGGCCCCGCCCCGAATGGGGACGGATTCCTCTTCGGTAACAGGCTGTTCGCCCTCTGATCCCGGCTGACCACCCATCATGGCACGTTCCTGCTGCTGGAGGGCTTGGATCAGTGCCTCCTTGTCGGTGATCTGTCCGGCAGGCAGTCGTTTCAGATATTCCACCGTGGAGATCTTGCCCTGCATCAGCAGATTGTCCAAGGTCTGCATGGCGGCAATTTCGCTCCAGTAGGAAGCCGCGCCCGCATCCAGCCCGATAGTGAAGGGGATCTCCTTCAGGATGGAGAAATCAAAGGGAACCACCAATTTGCTGTTGTCATAGGGGTTGGAGATCTCCACATACCGCTCTCCGTAGTATTCGCCCATGAACTCCATGTAGATGCGGCCAAGATCCTCAATGCTCTGCAAAAGGTTCTGCTTCGTCAGCTCCATGGGCGTTGCCGCCGCCCGCTGCAAGGCGATAATGGCGGAGGTGTTGTCCGGGCGGGTATCGCCCAGCGCCACGTCCGACGCGCCGAGGAACTTCTGCGTGTAGCTGATGGCAATGTCAATAAACTGGCTGATCTGGGGGGAGATGCTGGCGGGGTCAATGATCTTCGCCACGCCCTCCACACTGCCGTTTACTGGAATAGCCCCGCCGATCTTGTTCGTCCACTTGGCTACCTTGGTGGAATCGTATACCACCTTCGGATAGGCCAGCGTCATCAGCGAGATCATGGACATGGCAAACAGCTTGTTGACAAAGATCTGGTTGGGCAGCAGTCCGGTAATCATGGCCTGTCCGTGGTAGCAGTCCTGCACATAGTCCCAGTTCATCCACGTCAGGGGGTACAGCTTGATGCCGAGGTCCAGATCGCCCCGGATCTCCGCCTGCCGGGTGCACTCATAGGCGTGGACGGTGCCGGTCTCGTCATCCTTCCACAGCCGGAGCAGCACCGTCACCTTGTTCCCGCTGCCGCTCATGGAATCCATGTAGTTGTTGCCGCAGTCCTTGTTGTCCGGCTGGATCTCGTCCGGGTCCTTGCCGTACCGCTTGGCCCGCTTCCGGGCCTCACTCAGCAGCATCCGCCGTTCCAGAATGATGTAGGGCTGGCTCTGCACGTCCCGGTTGTTGGGGTTGCCGAACAAAACCTGCGTATTCATCAGGACTTCCGTGCGGATGGCGCCCTTGCTTGCCTGCCCGGTCTCCGCCGTATCGTCCCAGTAGGTATACATACAGCCGTCACCGTCCACGGCGGCGTTGCGGGTATACTCCCGGATGCGCCCGCCGATGCTGTTGTGCTCAAAGATGGACGCGAACTGATCGTTGAGAATGTCGGCCACCAGCTCCAGGGTCTGCGTGTTCCGCTTCCCGCTGGAGGACATGGCCCGCGCCCACAGCTTCAGATTGTCCGTGGAGATATTCGCCACGGAGAACAGCACCACCCGCTTCAGGAAGTTGAATACGGGGGTGGGGAGGCCGTTGCTCTGTACGCCCTCCCACTGCTTCCCTATAAAGAAATTTTCGTTGGTCTCCACGCAGTCATAGAGGTCAATACCGCTGTTGAAGCTGATGCCCGCGTTGTATTCCTTGCCGACCCGCTCCGGGGTCATCGTCTGTTTGCTCATGGGTTCACCCCTTTATTTCACATTTCCGGTATAGCGGAGCTGCACGTCCGTCTCCAGAACCGTCGCGGTAGACGATGCCGATTTGCTCTTAAATACCAGCTTGTAGAAGGTGGCCTTCTTCACCTTCATCTTCACCCGCCGCACCTGCGGCTTCCGGTTGGTGCCGAAAGACCAGTGGGCGAAGTCCGCATGGGCAAAGGCGGCAAGTCCGGAAGAGACAATCTTTTCCGGGTAATCGCTGCGGCGGTTGGTCTCCACCGTTACATGCACCCGCGCGTTGCTCTCCGGCTGGATCGCCACAAAGATCAGCGGGCTGTATTTCAGCACCCAGTCCCGGTCAAAGTCCATGGAGCCGGTGGCGGCGTAGGCGTCAATGTCCTTGCCGTCGTCGTTTCGGTACTGCCGGGAAATATGCACCACGCCGCCGTCAGGCCGGAAGCCGTAAGTTTCCAGTCCCACCTCCACCATGGCCCGGAAGCTCAATCCGGTGTAGAGATACCATGCGTCCGCGCCGTAGTTCAAAATCAGCGCCTTGTCTCCGTACATCCACCAGTATTCCTGCGCCGATTTCCGGTTGAAGGTCCGGGTCTCTGCCATATCAAAGCCTTGCAGCGTCACTTCTACCCGGTCGGAGATCCGTTCCGCGTTCCTCTCGTCAAAGGTGATGTTTCCGCTGGTGGATACGCTCCGCCACCGGTACACCGCCTGATCGTCCAGCGTCAGGGGGTTGTTCTCCAGAATGTCCACCTGCCCCGGAGCCTTATTGCCGAACTGCCGGTTGACAGGGGTCACGTAAAACGCCGCCGTGGTGACGTCCGTAGCCGTTACCAGCGTGGAATAGCTCATGGAGTAGGTGGCGTCCTGCTTGAATACCACCAGCCGTGCGTAATGGCGCACCATGCCGGTGATGGGCGTGTTGGCCTCGCCCACCTCCGCCTCATACAGATCCGGGAAGTATTCCGCCGAAGGCTTTCCGGTGGCGGAATCAATCCCGGAGTAAATGGTCTTGTTGGTGCCGTCTCCGTAGAGGAACACACGGCTGTCCGTCTGTCCGTTGTAAAGCTCGGAGAAGCGCATCCCCGTTACCTGCGCCCGTTCTCCGTTGCCGCTGCGGTAGATCAGCTCCAGCGTGTTGACACCGGCAGCGGGGGCGGGGGTAATGGTGAAGGTTCGTGCCGTCAGGTCAGAGGTGTAGGTCTGCGCCGTGTCCCCGATCTTCACGGAGATGATCTCGTCCACCGTCTTTTCCGGGATGTGGAAAACCGTCTCCTTGCCGTCGGGGGAATACAGCACCTTCCGCTTGCCCGTCAGCCGATTCACGTTTTCCAGCAGAAACCCGCCGCCCGCAGGCGTGGTGGCGTTCATCACCGTGGGGATATAGCCCTCCACCGCCGCAAAGCTGCTGTTGTCCTTGCCGTCCCAGCTCATGTATTCATGGCCATTCAGCAGGTAGACCTTGTTGGAAAAGCCGAAGAACGAGGTCTGGTCCTGCGTGCACTGGCCCACAACCTTGGTTGTTTCCGCCGCCGGGTCCAGAGAGAAGATCAGACCGCCGAAGGCGGCAAGGGTCCGCTGTTTGCTGTCTACCACGCCCTCCCACGCGCCGGAAAAAACCGGGTTCTCCGTTGGGGCCGTGTGGCCGCTCTCCGCGCACCATGCGTCCCATGCCGTTTTCAGGTTCAGGACCGTTTTGGTGCCGGGGCGCAGCTGCAAGTGCTTCTCCCGCGTCACACGGAAGTTCCGCATCTTGCTCATTTCGCCGTTCTTGATTTTGGTATCCCCGTCCGGGTTTTCGTTCAGGCCCAGAAACTGGCGGATCTTCAACACCTGAATATCGTTGCTGGATGCGATTTGAGCCATCGTCCGGGCCTCCTTTATCCGTAGGATAGATAACCGGCGGTCATCTCCCCGCCCGTCATCACGTCATCGTAGTCCTCGCCCTCGTCAAAATCGTCCACGATCTTCTCCACGGTTTTTTGAGCGCCCAGAACGCGGGTGACACAGAAATACCGGGCAGCGTCGCAGATATGGGTGATCTCATGGGGTTCCGTAGCGCAGTCCGAGGGGTTTTTCTCGTCATGCTGGATGGAAGGCAAGTTGCGGATCAGGCCCACGCAGTTTTCCGTCACCAGCAGTCCGGGCCGGTCCGTGTCGCTCTTCATGGGCTTCAGCAGCTCCTTGACGGCCATCCAGCCCTGAACGCGGTTGTTGCTAGCTTTCAGCAGCCCTAACCCGTACTGCGCGAAGATCTCCGCCATGCTCCGCCCGCTGTCCTTCTGCCGGTTCCACATATCCGGCGGGGCAATGGTAAACTCAATGTGCTCCTCCGGCGGGGTCAGGGCATTTGCCAGCTTTGCCGCCTCGCTGACGATCAATCCGCTTTGCTGTACCTCCCGGTACACATAAGCCCGCCCCTCAAAGTCCACTGCCACCCAAAGGCAGGCGAACATATCAAGGCCGTAGTCGAACGCCCGGTATTTCTTCCACTCCCGGGGCACACGCACAAAAGGCACAATCACATGGGTTTCTTTACGGAACTCCGGGAAGAACGTGCCTGCCATGGCGTTCCAGTCACCGTAGCGCCACGCCCGCCGCACATCCTCCGGCAGCAAGTCCAGCATTTGCTTGTACTCCGGGGACGCCTCCAAAAGCTGGGGATTATCGTCCACCGTGGCGGGGATAAAGGTGTAATCCTTGGCCTTTTCCCCCTCCCGGTACTCCCGGTCCACGAACAGCCGCTTTACCCACAGGTGGCCGATGCCGCCGGGGTTGCAGGTCAGGTACATCCGCCGGGGGAACTTGGTCGCACCACGCAAACACGCGCCCAGTGTGCGGAACTGGGATTCCGAGAACTGAGTGGCCTCCTCCATGAAGATCCAGTCAAATTCAAGGCCCTGATATTCCTGATCGTCTCCCGCTCCGTAGTGTCCGAACTTGATAATGCTGCCGTTGCAGAAGAACATCATGCGCATACTGCCGTTGTAACTGCCCACCTCCGGCGGGATCAGCTTTTGCATGGGCAGAATGATGTTTTGCTCCAATTCCGGGTACTCCCGGCGCACGATCAGGATCTTGATGCCGGGGTAAGTGAGCGCGCCGCCTGCCGCCTTCCGCAGCAGAACGTGTGTCTTGCCGCCGCCTCTGGCGCCTCCGTAAGCCGTGTACCGGCTCCGGGACTGGCAGAACTTCTTCTGCTTGGGGTTCAGCGTCCCCAGATCTACCTGCACCGTTCCGCCTGCTGTCTGTTTATATCGAGGCATAATCGCTCCTTATATCTGGTGGACGGGCCGGGTTCATGCGCCCGCTCCGTCCATATATGGGGGAAGGGGCCGAAGCCCCCTCCCATGAGATCACTCGTAATCCTTGGTGCCCTCGATGCCCACGCAGCCGTCCTTGGTGGCCACAGCCCGCATGGTCTGACCGGCGGTCAGGGTCACAGCGGCGGTGTAGATCTGTGCGGTGTTGGAGTACCGGGGGTTGGTGCCGTCGGTGGTGTACTTGAACACCACGCCGGACACGGCGGTGATGCTGACGGCATGGCCGGTGATAGACATCGTGGGAGCCGCCAGAATGGCAGCATTGCCGCAAACGGCAACACCGTCGCCCTTGGCGCCCAGCACGAAGCTGTCATAATAGGTCACGCCCTGCACCACGGGGCCGGAATAGCCCTTCACCTTGGGCAGAATGTCGTACTGCGCCAGCTTCACGGGATCCACGGTGCTGCCCTTCCACTTGATAAAGAAGTACACACCGTCAGGCATATAGCGGTCGGGGATGTTCTTCACCCGGCAGCCGTCAAACTGGCCCACCACACCGCGGGTCAGGGTCTCCTTGGCAAGGCTCTCGGTGCCCAGCCAGGCGGGATCCTGCTTCAGCAGCTTGTAATAGCTGGTGGCAATGTAGAGGGTGCGGTTCTCCATGGGCACCAGGGCGTTGGTCATATCGGCGTTCAGATCGATAATCAGGCCACCGATGGTGCTCTTGGTGGGGGTGGTTGCCTCCTTACGCTGGATATTAGCGCCCATCACCCACTTCTTGATGCGGTGGCGGTCCATATTGGGGGTGGTCCGCTGCTCCAGCTGACGCCGCAGGGCGCGGGAAGCGGACTTCTCAATGGCCTGATCCGTCTGATCCACCGCGTCGATGGTGAAGGAGAAGGCGGGCTTCTGCTCGCAGGTCATCTCCTGCTGGGTGTCGCCCAGGTCATAGGTGGTGCCGAATCGGTTGTCGCCGGTGTTGGTGTACTCGGTCTCCGGCACGGTGTCCACACTGCCAACGACAATGGTCTTGCTGTTGGGGCCGGTCCAGGTGTATGCCTTACCGGCATCGTCGTCGGTGATAGAAGGCTTAGAGAAAGCCTCCGCGATCTTGGTTGCGTATTTAACGGCGTAATTGATAGCCATGGTTCAAAACCTCTCTTTCGTCGGTCTCCCCGGCGATGCAAAGGCTTAGTCCCCCCAGCCCTCCAGGAACGGGTCCTTAGACTTCAGCCCATCACCGGCGCTTCTCATGCTGCCGGTGGATCGCTCCGCGTTCCGCTGGTTCTGCTGTACGGAGGCGGTTTCCCGCTTGGCGTCTGCCGCGGCCTGCCGTGCCTGCTGCACGGCGTACCTAGCGTAGGCGGCTACTAGAGAAGAGCCGTTCCGCACGTCTGCCCAAACCTGAGGCGGGATGCTGTTGGGGTCCTTTGCTGCCTCTGGGAATGTCTGTTGAAATTCCTGAATGTCCGCCTGTCGGCGGCTTGCCGCCTCGGCCTCGGCCCGCTGGGCCTGCGCCATGGCGTCCTGCTGGGCCTGCCGCTCTGCTTCTGCGACGGCCACAACGGCCTCCCGGTCCTCAAGCTCCACGGAGCGCCGCGCGTCCGCTTCACTCAGGCCCTCGGCCTGCTTTGCCTGCGTCCGGAGCATGGAAATGTAGTCCTTGGTGTTCAACCCCTGCTGGTTTGCAAAGCGGTTGACCATCTCCATCACAGGCTTAAACTCGTCATACTGGCTGCGGATGCGGTCATAGTCCATGCCCTTCTGGGCCAGTGCCACCATTTCCGCTTCGTTGGCCTGCCGCACCTCGCCCATGTGCCGCAGCTCCCATGTCTGGGGCCGTGCGTCCACGGTCTCTGCCTCGGTCTGCTGCGTCTGGGCTGCCTGTTCCGCATCTGCGGGAGGCTCAGTGCCCCCTTCCGGCGTCTCTGCGCTCTCACTGGGGTCCTCGGCAAGCGTTTCCTCGCCAGTCTCCACCGGCTCTGCGTCCACTTCCGGCTGGTCTGCCGCTGCTTCTGCTTCGCCGTCCCAGCCATCCAGAAAGGCGTCCGTAGTCTCGGGCTCCTGTTCGGGGATCTGGTTCATGTTTTCGTCCATATTGGCCTCTTTCCCCGGCCTGGTCTGGCCGGATCTTTGTATTTTCAAAGCCTGGTCTGGCTTTGATGACAAAATAAAAAACGAGACCACAAGAAACGGCTTTCGCCGTTCTCATGGCCTCGTTGGGCTCTCGTTTTTATTTGGTTTTCAGGGGGAAGGGGACGTCTGTATCCAGCTCCCGCCCCTCAAAAATGGTGGGGTAGTGGCTCACCTTGCATCTTCGGCAGTAAATCGGCGTGTTGTAGATCACGCTGCCCGGTTCGATGTGCTGAATCGCTTTCCCGCAGATAGGGCAGCGGTAGACCCACGTCCCATCTACCACCATGCTCCAAACTCCCCGTGCTCAATGCCGCCGTAGAGGTTTTCCACGTCACCGATCACGCTGGGCAGGCTCTGGCGGCACAGCTCCAACTGTTCCAGAAACGTCTGCCACAGGAAGTTGGCCCGACTGGGGTCCTCCTCCAGCAGAAGCAGACCTGCCAGACCGTAGGGCAGCGCCCCGGTGCAGATCCGCTCGTCCAGCGCCACCTCGTCCGCCATCTCCGTCACCTTGGGGCAGATAGGCCGCTTGCCGCCCGCCGCCTCCAAAGCGTCCCGGTAGTTGTCGCTGTACGGAAACGCCCGGTCTAAAACGCTGTTCAGCAGGGAAACGGTCCGCAGCTTGTACTCCTTGGTGTCCGCCGTGTCCGTGGAGCCGGTGGATTCGTTCTGGGAATCCATCAGGTGGATGGCGATGTCAAAAATCTGCTGTACCGTAACCGCCATATCACACCTCCCGCCCCTTCAGGCTGGCTTTCATGGTGTTCAAATCGTAGGTCATCAGGTTATCAATGCCCTGTTCCACGCTTTTCTGCCGGTCCGTAGGCTCCTCCGCCTCCGGCTTTTCCGGTTCAGTGGGGGAGGGGGCTTTGATCTCCCGCAGCAGCCGCAGGATCAGCACTGCGCATACGACAGCGCCTATGCTGGCTGCCCCGCAGATCATGGATAAAACTAAAATCAGGCCGTTCACCTCGCCGCCTCCTCACTTGAAGTCACTTGCGTCCACGCCGTCCCCGAAGGTCACGTTCACGCTGATGTCCTGGCGGGTCTCCTGCTTGTCCTGATAGCCGCCCAGGCGCTTCTGCTTGTTCAGGAAAATGCCCCGCGTCACCATGCCCTTTTCCTGGTAGATGGGGCTGGTGTCGATCTGCTCCTGAATCCGCTGGTACGCCAGCCGCACGTAGTAGCTCATGACGCAGCGGGGATCGTCGATCTCCTCATTGCCCGCTTCAAAGGCTTCTACCTGCGCTTCAACCACCTCGGCCTCCCGGCCATCGTTGTAGTCGTAATACCCCTGAAGCCGCTGAACCGTCCATCGCATTGCATTGGCAAGGCCCGCCTCGCTGTATGCCTGCTCCAGCCGGTCCTGCACGTCAAAGTATTCCTCGGACTGCTTCAGGAACGCCTTGATCTTCTCAATCGTCTGTTTCCTGTGGGCCGCAGCGGCTTTCTTGTGCATGTTGTCCATGTGTGCCTTGTGCTCTTCCGCAGTGGGATTTTTCTTCTGATAAGCCATGCCCCGGCCCCCTCACAAAAATTCTGGTGCAGACGGCAGGCCTTGAACCTGCGCATACCTCCTGGCGCGGTGCTCTACCAACTGAGCTACGTCTGCAAATGTCCCCGCCATGGTACGCATCGTCGAGAGGCGTGGCGAGGGCTGCACCGGTCTTTCCCGGTTGCCAGCAACGAACTGTCCTGTCCCGGATGGTGGCCCCAGCCGGAATCGAACCGGCGGTTCTATAATCTGCCAGAACCCGTCTGCCTTGTAGGGCCATGGTCCCGGTGGGCTGTTCGCACCCACCGGGTAGGGAGAGAAAGGATGATGAATGGATGTCCGGCCTGAACAGGAGGTGGGCGGAATCTACTCCGCCAACTTCATTCAAGCATATCCGGCAAAGCCAATTCAACTGGTTTCAGTTATTTTCGCATTTATAACGGAAAATCCCCCCGCCCCTTTTTCCGCCACCCCCCCAGAGGGAGCACCGGCATAGCTTCCCCAGCTAACATACCAGTGCAGAGAGGGTTGTGAAAGGGGGGAGGGGATGTGTGTATATAGCCCTATACCCCGCGCGAGAGACACCCCCTGTTTTTCCGCTACCCCCTGGTACACCCCCTCCCCATCCCTGGTAGTAGGGCCCCCCCCAGCGGCAGAGACTACAGCCCCAGCCCCGGAGCTGCTTAATCGCCCCAGCCAGCGCGGAGCCACCAACAGGAATTGCCACTAACCGGGAGAGGAAATGCACAGAATCGACACAGCAACAGCCGGAGCCCAGCAGCCCCAACGAAAATATTTAAATGCCCCTTAAATCTCACCGGAAAAGGGTAATTGCCGCAATCTCTCAATATCTCCGAATATCTCGCAAATGCTCCGTTTTGCTCACATTTCCTCTCGTTCTCTCGCGTTTTTTATTCGCTTCGTCTCTTTCTTTCGCTACTCTCTCAGTAGAATATATATATAACACCCCCCTGTAAGAAATATATATTTATCTCTCTGGGGTAGGGGGAATACGCCCTCATCTCTCACTCTGCTATTCTCTCCCCCTATAGTCCCCCTCTCCTTCCCTCTCTCTCCCTGCCCCCGCTGCCGCTGCTGCCGCCCCGCATACAAAGAGAAAAGCGCCGGGGGTGTTATCCCTCGACGCTCTGGCGCTCGTTACAGCTTGTCCCGGATGGCCTCAATGATCCAGGCGTTGACGCTCTGGCCTGCGGCGGCTGCTGCCGCTCTGATCTGGTCCAGCGTGGCACCGTCGGTGCCGTCCTTGCGGATCCTCAAATAGGTTTTGTCATAGGTCTTTGCCTCGTACCGGCCACGGCTGGCGGCGTTCTGGCGGTTCCGCCTGGCCTTCTGCTCTGCGCTCAGTTCCTTATGTTCCAATGCTTTCACCCCTCTCATGGTGTTATATATAATACAATATATGGCCTAACGGCGTCATTATGCAAAATTCACAAATGGCGGCGTTAGGTTTTGTGACATCCTCCAAACCTGCAATTCGCCTCTTGACATTGCCTAATGGCGGCGTTATGATTAGGCCAACAAAAGCAAACACGACAACGCCACAGGCCGACAGGCCGGAAAGGATTACAAAATGACTACTTATTTCATCAACTGCAAGAACCTCGACGAGCTGAAGAAGGCTTACAAGGCCGCCGCCATGAAGAACCACCCCGACATGGGCGGAGACACCGCCACCATGCAGGCCATCAACGCCGAGTATTCCGCCCGGTTTGAGGTCCTGAAGCGGTCCCAGAATGAGCAGGCCGCCGAGGACACCACCGGACGGACCCACGCCACCACCGAGAGCGCCGGGGATTTCATCGCCATCATCGCGGCTCTGCTGAAGCTGGACGGCCTCGAAATTGAGTTGTGCGGCCGCTGGCTCTGGATCGGCGGCAACACCAAGGAGCACAAGGAAGCCCTGAAGGCTGCCGGGTGCCGGTGGAGCAGCACGAAAAAGCTCTGGTCCTGGCACTTCGCCGAAGAGGGGATGAAGTGGCACAAGGGCACAAAGACCATGGCAGAGATCCGCAGCAAGTACGGCAGCACCACCTTTGCCCGCTCCGCTGCCACCTCCGACGCGCTCCCGGCTTGACCGGGGCGCGCCACCCACTGAAAGGAGAATCGAACATGAAATATTTAATCCGCCTCGAAAATACACGCACTTCCCGGCATGACGCCCTTTTAGCGTTCTCTCCCATCTCCGCCGGAACGGTAATCGGTTGGGGGAGCGACGAGCACAACCCCGACGGGATCGCCTATTGGACCGTCACCAGCTGCGAGGAGGTCGCCGCATGAATTACACATACGAGATTGAGCGCCGTATCTGCGCCGAGTTCTGCGACAAATACGCATTTACCCATTGCGAGCGGTGCCCACTTTACAAGGCTTGTTGCGGCTTTGAAAACGATATGAGCAAGACCACCGAAGAGAATGAAAAACGGTGGGAGGCCGGACTTGTAAGCGCGCTCTCTGCCTATGACGCACAGCACTAAAATACCTTAACCGTCACCGCCCGCCCCGGAGGTAACGAGGGCAGAAAGGACAACACTATGAAGCCTTACGGAATCGCCGTCCCCGGCTCCGTTATCAGCGCCAAGACCGCAGCCGGGTATCTCCGCCGCACCGCCGCGTTTTTGCTTTCCCCCGCCAGATTCTCCATGGAATCCTGCGCGGTCCTTTCCGACATTGAAAGCCAGATCGTTTCCGCCGGGTTCCTGACGTGGGATCAGGTGGAACAGATCGAAGAGGAGGCCACCGCATGAGCTATCTCGACTTATTCCATCGCTACGGCAACCCCAGCCGGGAAGCAGATATACGGCTGACCGCCTATCTACTCCGGCCCGACGTCCTGACCGCCGACCGCATCAAGTCCAACGATGACAGCGCCGCCCGGATGATTACCCGGTGTAACGAACTGATCGACCAACTGACCGAGTACCGCGCGGCCCTGGCGGAGCGATACGCCGCCCTTGCAACTGCCGCCTACCGTGACCGGCTGGAGCTGACCCGTGACCCCGGTTACAGGGGCAAGCCGGTAATCTACTTTGTGCGGATCGTCCGCACTTATGAGGACGGCACCACGGAGCGCGTTTTGGACGAGAAATATTTCGGCACGGAGCGCCGGAAAGCCTTTGCCCGGTTCGCGGAGCTGAAGCACCAGCGCCCCGGCATTGAGGCCATGCAGGACACCGAGAAGCGCAGCTGGGAGCGTTGACAACCGAAAAAGAACAGCGGCCCGGAGCCATCCGAGCCGCTGATTTTTTATGCCGTTTTCGCCATGCTTCACAGTACGTTCACAGTATAGCCGAAATCCCTTTCCACTTCTCAAAAAGTCTTACAAAAGTTTTAAATTTTCACGATTTTCTCTAAATTCCACTCGTTGACACCGTGCACCACCAAAGTCTTTATTTTCAACGCCTGCGGCCTCTTTAGGCTTTGCCTGATAGTGTCACATGATGTTGTCGGAATCATGCCCAAACTTCACAGTAACTTCACAGTTGGGGGCCGTCTTTTCACCGAAAAGTTCACACGAAAGTGTTTTTACTTTACAGCTTCAAAATACGCCGTCAACTTTTCGGCTGCCGTCTGCCTCCGGTCCTGCCGCAGATGGGTATAAACCGCCTCCACCACGTCCGGCGTGTCGCCCAGCAGGCCAGCCGCCTGTCTGGGGTCCAGCCCCGCCTCATAACAGATCGTGGCGAAGCTGTGCCGGAAGCAGTGCGGCGTGATGGGGAACGTCTCCACCGTCTCGCCGTTTTCGCCCTGCTGGATCTCGTTCAGCCCCACGTCCCGGCAGTAATGCCGCCACTCTCTCGTGATCTCGTAGGGCCGCATATAGCCCCCATCATCCCCCGGAAACAGCAGCCCGATCCGGTTTTTCGGCAGCGCCGCCGCCAGAGGGGGAAGCAGGGGAATGTCCCGCAGACCGTTTTCCGATTTCAGGTGGTTTTCCAGAACCGGCTTGCCGGTGGCGTAACTGACCTTTTTTGTGATATGGATCACCCCGGCTTTGCGGTCGATGTCCCGATACGTCAGCGCCAGCGCCTCACCCCGGCGGCATCCGGTGTACAACAGCAGATACCCGAACAGCCACCAGCGGGCCGCCTTTGTCAGCCCCGCCGCTTTCACGGCCTCCTCCTGCTCTTCCGTCAGCGCCTCCCGCTTTTTGCAGGGCAGGCCCCGGCTCTTTTTCACTTCCGCCGCCGGGCTGATCCGAATATCGCCCTTGATGACGGCATGAGCAAAGATCATCCGGCAGACGGCCAGCTCAATGCCGACGCTATTTGCACTGCGTCCTTGGGCCTCGAAACGCTTGATGTAGTTCCGCACGTCTACCGGTTCGATCTCCGATGCCCGCCCCGGGAACGCCTCTTTCAGACGCTTCACGGCGTAGCTGTATACCCGCCGCATCGATTCAGAAACGTCGCTCTCATGCTCCCGCTCCCACTCGTCAGCGATTGCCGGAAAATTCCGGCCCTTCTCCACCTCCATCTGGTATTCCAGGATTTTACGATCAATTTCCCGATCTGTCTTGCCCCGAAAGGCTACCCGCTTGCCGTTGATGGTGCGGATTGCCTCGTGCAGGCCGTCCTTGCGGACGCCATATTTACTTTTCTTCGCCATTTTTCCTTTCCTCCTGTTGCATCGCCAGGGGGATCGTGCTATACTGTGAGTGATCCTCCTTTGGCTTTGTCGTGATTGCGATTGGTGGTATCATCTGCCGTCTGAGTGTTCCAGCACTCAGACGGCTTTCTATTTATCCTATGTACCGGATCGCGCCCCAGCCCCCGTGAGTAGCGTCCAGATAGAGCAGCAGCAGAAAAACCAAAAGGAACACGAGAACCCCGAACAATACCCGCTTCTCCCACTGCTGCTGGCGGATCAGCCGCCGCAGATCGTCGATGTGAGCGGCGTAAATGCCATGGTCATCGTCCTGTTCGCTGTTCCGCAGCACCTCCAGAATCTTTTCGGCCATATCATCCGGCGGTTTCGCCGCGCCGGAAATGTAGCGCGATACCATACTTTCTGATACATTGCACTGCTCGCCGATCTCCCGCAGCGTCAGCGGGCTTTTCATGCGCATTGCGCGGGCTTTTTCCGAAAAGTTCACCGTTTTCCCCTCCTTGCAAGTTTTTTGCAAGGAAAATCCTCCCTTTGAATTGGACTTTCCTGCCAGATGGGTCTATTGTTCTCATAGGCCCACTCCCCTTTCCCCGGTCCCGCTTCGGCGGGCCGGGGTTTCAAATAGAAAGGAGCATCCAACCTATGACAGACCTTGAAATCCTGTTGGCATTGCGTTCCCTGTCTCCGGAAAAGCAGGCACTTGCTATTCAAGCCCTGCAAGAGCTTCTATTATCGCAACAATCCGTTCCCGGTCCTCCGGTGATAGATTGTGGATCATCATAAGCAGCCTTTTATCTTCTGCGTTCAGCCCGTCTCCATTCGTGGGGGCGGGCTGTTTTTCGCTCATGAGTTCTGAAAGCTGGCAGCCGAACAGGTCTACCAGCGCAGCCAGATAGTTCGATCTGGGAATGTTCTTCCCGGCGCACCAGTCTGATACCTGGGCTTTCGACACGTTCAATTTTAATACGAGATCGCTTTGCTTCAGGTTCTCCCGGATCATCAATTTATTTAGATTCCGTGCGAAAACTGCACAGATTTCTTCTTGCCCCATTGGTTTCACCCCCTTTTTTGTTAAATCCATTGTAAGTCATTTTTAATCGAATTGCAAGAACTATTTTCCGTTTTAACCTAACTTTTTGCTTGACATCCCTTCCAGCCGGTGGTATTATGATGTTAGATTAAATCGAACGAAAGGAGTTCACGATATGAGCTTTCAAGTTACCCTCCGCGCCGCCCGCGTAAACCGTGGAATGAAGCAGGCGGACGCCGCAAGATCCATTGGGGTCAGCAGCCGCACGATTTATAATTGGGAGATCGGCAAGCGATTCCCCCCGGCGGACAAGCTGCTTTCCCTCTGCGATCTTTACGGCGTCCCCATGGACAATATTTTTATACCCAGAAAGTAAGATTTAATCGAACTATTCCTGGGAAAAATTATTCGCGGCCATTCCACGAATAATTCTCCCTGCACTTTCCCAGAAGCGTCAATGCACTTAACTGCGTCTGGTGTGACTTCATTTAAGGCAAGGAATGGCCTTGCTTCTATCTTGACGCGCCATCCTTACGGTTGCAGCTCCGTTTCCCCACCTACCGGCCGCCACCTGGTTTGGTGGTGTTCTGGCGTGGGAGGCAAAAAGCCTGCCGTGGCAAACGCTTTAAGCGCCGCTTTGATAGGCCTCGCCCCCTTTCTAATGGGATGCACTTATTTTACCAAAACAGGAACACCCGCGCAAGTCTTTTTACGATGACATTGCAAGCCTAATTGCATAGGTGATAAACGCAAGCACCGCCAGCATAACCAGAAGGTTTCTGATCCGCTCTCCAATGGGCAAATCGTGTCCCGCCGGCATAGAGTTTCCCCAATTACCACCGGCCGCAGCAAAGGCTCCAAAGGCCCAAAGAATCCCTGCGATAAATGTTGCTGCTGCCGAGGTCAGCAGACCTTCAACCGGGGATTCCGTGATCCAGTCAACCCCCAGATCAATACAGGTCAAAACCCATCCAAACGGGACAAATTCCGTAAAATCTAAAATTCCGCTCAGTATCTTTTTCATTTCAATCCCCCCTTACCCCACCAACATACACCCATTCACACCAACAAGCAATCACGAAAAGGAGAATCAACATGAAAGAACTGAAAGTAAAACTCACCTTCACCGAACCCATCCTCGGCACGTCCCCCGCCAACCCGGAAATCTACCGGGAGTTTATCGGCTCCAAGTCCCCCGATGCCGCCACCGTGGAAGAGGAAGTCTCCGCGCTGGGCGCTGATGCCGTGGCAGAAAAGGCCATGACGGTGTTTCCCCGGATGGAGGACGGCACCCCGTTCCTGTATGACTACCAGATCAAAGGCTTTTTCAAGGACACCTGCGGCGGTCTCCGCAAGGTCAAGGGCACGGCCAGCGAGAAGATCAAGGCTTACAAGAAGGAGATCGACAAGCTGATCTTCCCGGAGCCTCGCGTGATCCCGTTGGAGTTTGACGGTCCGATTGGTGAGTGCCAGCGCCCCCTGAGAGCGCAGACGGCCCAGGGCGAACGCGTCAGCCTTGCCATGAGCGAGGAGATCCCCGCTGGCGCTACCTGTGAGTTCCGGGTGGTCTGCCTCTGCGACGATCATGAGAAAGCCGTCCGGGAATGGCTGGACTATGGCCGCTTCTCCGGCATCGGCCAGTGGCGCAACAGCGGAAAAGGCAGGTTTGTCTGGGAGGAGATCCAGTAACGCAGCGGAATGGCGTAGCACAGCAATGTGGCGCAACGGTAATGAGTAGCAGCTCAGCGCGAAGCGAAGCTAAGGAAGAGAAATGCAGAGAAAAGCGTAGGAAATGCTCAGATGGGAATAGCAACGGCAAAGCATGGACCAGCGGTGATTTGCAACGGAAGGGCCATGAACAGCAGCGGAAGGGCCGCGAATCGTTCAGCAACGCAACGGAATAGCATTGCATAGCAAAGCAATGGAAGGGCATAGCGGAGATAGGCGGAGCAGGGCGAAGGCAATGCACAGATGTGCAAGGCAATGCAATGGAATTGAAAGGCGGAGCACCGTGTAGCCTTGAACTGCAATGGAACAGCCACGTTTGGCAATGCAATGGCATGGAATAGATACGCTCGGCAGTGCGGCGGCTTAGGTTAGCTACGCATTGCAAGCCGCAGCAGCAATCGCAATCACGACAAAACAAAAGAAGGAGGCCCCTATGGAACATCCAGCATATCGAGACAATCTCGAACAAATCCTTGCCTTTACCGGCGGGCGGCAGCTTCTGAATCTGGCGGACATCCGCAAATTCACCGGCATGAAGGATCTTCGCACCATTCAGCGCCATTTCCCTTTGCAGAAGGGCGGCTACATTTCCGCCGCCACCTTCGCCCGGCAGCTTTGCGGAGGTGCCAGAAAATGAGCAGCTATAACAGCATCGCCCGCAGCCGCCAAGACCCGGGAACACCCCTCTGCCCGTTACTGGGCACCCGGGGATGGTCGTCCTCAATTTGGAACGGCCATCCCCGCCTGAAACCCGGCACCATCACTTACATCAACAGCCCGCACCGCTGGTTCCTCGTCACCTTCGACGATGGCCGCCGCCAGGGCTACCACTTTGGGGAGGTTTAGCTATGGACACAACCACATTCATTTTCGTGCTGATCGGCGTGGCCACCGCCGCCGCCTGGCCTTTCACAATCGTAGACATGATCGAGAGGAGGCCCCGCCATGAAAAGAGATAGCCGCACGCGGGAGGAGCGCCGCCGGAGCCGGGCCGACTTCTCCGCCTGGGTATCTTTCGGCTGCTTCCTGGGCCTGTTGGCCCTGGCTCTGGCTTATATCCTAGGGGCGGTCTGATGGGCCGCCGCCGTCAAATGAAAGAGCTGCCGCCCTGCCCCCGCTGTGGGATGTACGGCGGCAAGCGCATGGTCGCCCAGGGGAACACGGATGGCTTCTTCGTCCTCTGCGATTCCTGCGGCTACCGCACCAAAAACTATACGGACATCGCCCATGCGGTCCGTGTCTGGAGGGAGACCCAACTATGACCAGAAAAACCTATCCCATCTGCCACTTCTGCGAGCATCCCCTGAACCCCAATGCGGAGGACGATTGCGACCGTGTGTTCGTCCTGCCCAATGGGGAGCTGTGTTGCCCGCCCTGCTTCAAGGATTACCTGTCGAACGAGCTGGATAAAAATATGGACCTGTTTGCCGATGCCCTCGGCATCCCGGTTCTGTACACGGAGGGTCCCAATGCTGACATTTGACGAGGCCACCCACACCTACACCCTTGACGGCATCCAACTTCCCAGCGTGACCGAAGTCACCCGCTTCTGCGCCTATGACTACAAGTCCGACCGCCCATGGCTGGCAGAGGCTGCCGCCAGCCGGGGGACCGCCGTCCACGAAGCTTGCGCCCTCATCGACTACGGCGAGGACCCGGAGGAGACCCCGGAGATCGCCGGATACCTGAAAGCCTACCGCCGGTTTCTAAAAGACTGGAAACCGGAATGGAAACTGATTGAATGTCCCATAGCGGACCGGAATATGAAAATAGCCGGAACGATGGACCGCTTTGGCATCATCCATAATGCCCCCGCGATTTTAGACATAAAGACCGGGCAGCTCCATGACGCCGCCCTCTCCGCCCAACTCACCGCCTACAAGATGATTTTCTCGTGGGACCCGCGCTGCGGTTACGGGAAAATTCAATCGCTCTATGCCTTGAAACTCTCTAAGGATGGCACTTATGAGCTTCGCCATGTAGAACCAAATTCAAATTTGGTAAACGCCTGCCGCACCCTCCATAAAGCCACAGAAAGGAAGAAACGCACATGAATGAACTCGCCCTATACCAATACAACGCCACAGCCCTGACGGTGGCCCCTGTCCCCCGCACCGGGAATTACACCATCTGCGCCCCAGACGGAGCGCCCGCCATCCTGAAACGCGGCATCGACTTCGGCATGATCCGAAAGAAAAACGGCGATGCCATGACGAAAAAACCCACTCTCTTCAAGTCCGGGGCGGAGAAGGTGGCCGTGGCTTACGGCCTCTGCCAGCGATACACGCTGGAAAGCAAGCTGGAGGACATCGAGCACGGCTTCTTCTATTTCCTCGTCCGCTGCGACCTCATCAAGATCTATGACGGCAAGGAATACGTCATCACCTCCGCCTACGGCTCCGGCAACACCCGCGAGGGCCGCACCGGCTCCCAGTCCCCCTATGACGGCGCCAACAGCGCGGTCAAGATGGCCCAGAAGCGCGCCCTGGTCTCTGCCGCCCTGTCTCTCGGCTGCGTCTCGGATATGTTCACCCAGGACATTGAGAGCGACACCGAGGACGGCAGCGTCTATCTGACCGGCAAGAACCCCAACGCCCCCATCACCGCCGCGCAGGTTAAATTCTTCTATTCTGCCTGTTCCCGCCACGGCCTGACGAAGCAGGAGGCGAAAACCCTCTTGAAGGCCCACGGCTATGACAGCGCCAGCAAGGTACTCAGCAAGGACTTTGACGCCCTGCTGGACGCGCTGGAACCGAAGGAGGATGCCTGATGTTTATGAACGGACTGCCTACCTACAGCAAAGAGGGCAAGAAGCTGCAAACCGGCCTGATCGTGGGCCGCGCCGCCAAGGACGGCCAGATCTACGCCACCCAGAGTGGAAAGGAGGTCGGCTCCGTCTCCGTACCGGCCTACGATAAGCAGGACGGCACCACCGCATGGCTCACCGTCAAGGGCTGGGGACATTGGGCACGGCTCCTTGCCAATGTCCGCAAGGGTGATTCCGTATTCGCCGTGGGCCGCGTAGAGAGCCACGACTATGAGGGCAAGACCTATAACGATCTGGTGGCCGATTACGTCTGCGTCTCTGCAAGCACCGCTGGGCAGCCCCCCGCCCAGAGTGCCTATGCCGCCCCCGCCCCCACTGATAATTTCGCAGAAATTGAGGATGACGGGGAACTCCCTTTTTAACAGCTTTGCCGTGTGTATCTAAAGAGTGATGACGGGCGGATGCAAGCAAGCCGCAGCACGATCACCGACGCACACAGCAGCCGCAGAGAAAAGAAGAACGCCCCCCACACCCCCCTAAGAAGAAAAGATTATATATATTATCTCTCTTAGCTGCTGCTGCAGCAGCTAAAAGAAGCTATTAAGAAGCTATTAGGGACTTTTACAGAAGTCTTACAGGAGAAGAACATGGAGAAACAGGATACCCGGCGCTTGTTCAGCCTGATTGAAACGATCTACCCCAACGCGAAGCAGCAGTCCCGCACCGCCGCAGACTTAGAGGCATGGACACTGGTTTTGGCCCCATGGGACTACGAGGACGTGAAACAGGCGGTCATTGTCCGAGCGAGGGAAAACCGGTTTTACCCGGATGTGTATGAACTGGTTCCATTCCTCCCAAAACTGGAAAAACCCAACGCGGAGGAGGGCCCCATGCCGGAGCCGTCCGACGCATATCTGGAAAAGTTCTATGCGAAGTACGAAGCCCTGCATGAGCGGTGGAAAGCCGCAGGCATCCCCACCCCCTCCGAAGCGAAGAAACAGGGAATGACCTATGCGGACTGGGAAAAGATGGCGAAAGGAGCTGATGTGTAATGGCCGCTGATATTAAGCTGTCGGACTGCTACATTGCGCCGTATAGCCAGCCCTGCTGGGATTGCGCAAATGCCTGCGGCGGCTGTTCATGGTCCGC